CCAAGACATTACAATCTATAATGACGATAAAGTACGTCTTACAAAGTACTACGGTTTAGTACCACGAGAGCTTTTAAAGTCAGTCATGGACAAAGAGTTTGAAGGAGAAGAAGTAGAAACAGAGGAAGAAGAAGAAGAAACCGGTCCTAAGTACGTAGAAGCTGTTGTAGTAGTCGCTAACGGTGGTATATTACTCAAGGCAGAAGCTAACCCCTACATGATGCAAGACCGTCCTGTAGTAGCGTTTCCTTGGGACGTAGTGCCCGGACGTTTCTGGGGTCGTGGTGTATGCGAGAAAGGTTATAACTCTCAGAAAGCCTTGGACACAGAGCTACGTGCAAGAATTGACGCACTAAGTCTTACGATCCATCCTATGATGGCTATTGACGCAACTAGGCTACCTCGTGGTGCAAAACCTGAAGTACGCCCCGGAAAGATGATACTAACTAATGGAAACCCTAAAGAAGTACTTCAGCCGTTCAACTTCGGTCAAGTGGGTCAAATCACTTTTGCTCAGGCCGGAGCATTGCAGCAGATGGTACAGCAAGCAACAGGAGCAGTGGACTCAGCAGGAATTGCGGGTCAAGTTAATGGCGAGAGTACTGCCGCTGGCATTAGTATGTCTCTTGGCGCTATTATTAAACGCCATAAGCGTACACTGATTAATTTCCAACAGTCGTTCTTGATTCCTTTTGTTAAAAAAGCAGCCTATCGGTACATGCAGTTTGACCCTGAAAACTACCCTGTTGCGGACTATAAGTTTAACGCAAGCAGTACTCTAGGAATTATTGCTCGTGAGTACGAAGTTACTCAGCTAGTACAGTTGTTGCAGACTATGGGTAAAGACTCACCATTGTACAACACACTAATTCAGTCAGTCATTGACAACATGAACTTGTCTAACCGTGAAGAACTTCTTGCGGCCTTGTCTCAAGCTTCACAACCTAACCCACAAGCTCAACAAATGGCTCAACAAGCGCAGCAAGCTCAGGTCCAGTTCCAACAGTCTCAATCAGCACTCCTATCGTCACAGGCGCAAGAGTCGCAAGCTAGGGCTGCTAAACTGGCTGCGGAAGCTCAGGCAGTGCCACAAGAGCTTGAAATTGATCGTATTAACGCCATTACCAGAAACTTACGTGAAGGTGATGCAGAAGACAAAGAGTTTGAGCGCCGTATGAAGATTGCTGATACTCTCCTTAAAAACAAACAGATAGAAGGTAAAACTAATGTTGACAGACCACGAACTGAGACTCCTCCTGCAGAGGGTCAACAAGGAGTTCCAAGGAACATTCCAACTCCTAACAGACCTCCAAACCAAGGTGGACCGGTTGGAAACCAAGGTGGAGGAATTCAGTAATGCCCAAGGCCAAGGACCCAAAACTAGCACGAGCGGGCGTAAGCGGGTACAACAAGCCAAAGCGGACGCCTAGTCACCCTACGAAGAAGTTTGTAGTAGTAGCCAAAGAAGGCGACAAGACTAAGACTATTCGTTTTGGTGACGCCAAGATGACTATTAAGAAAGACCAGCCTGCACGGCGTAAGTCGTTTAGGGCACGTCACAAGTGTGACACTAACCCACCTAGTAAACTAACAGCACGGTATTGGTCGTGCAAAAAATGGTAAGGAGATAACTATGCCACTAGCGCCAAAACCAAAAGCTAAAAAGAAAACACCCGTTAAAACATATACTCAAGCAGAAGTAGAAGCTATGATTCGTAAAGCGTACAAAGACGCTGGAGCAGATCTTCCTACTCCTGCTAATCGTCGTAAGATGATGGAGCAAATGCAGCAGGCTGAAATGGATAAAAAAATGAAAGCCGCAACAAAACGGGCAGGGGTCCCAATGAAAAATAAAAAGGTTCCTCAAAGATGAAAGTTAATGCACCTAAAGGCCATCACTGGATGAAAAGCGGTAAAAGCTACAAGCTAATGAAAGACCCTGCAGACGGCTACAAGCCACACAAGGGTGCGTCTAAGTCTGCAAACTTTGAAGTCCAAAAAGCCCACAAAAAGTAAGGAGAGTATCATGGGATACGGAAGCAGCGCATACGGCGGTAAAAAGAAAAAAGTAAAGAAGCCAAAGGGTAAGTAGTTATGGCTAAAGCAAAGAGCAAGCCTAAGAAGTCTGGATCTACGCCTAAGAACAAAGCACTGTACGCTAGAGTTAAAGCAGAAGCTAAAAAAAAGTACAAGGTTTGGCCTAGTGCTTATGCTTCTGGCTGGTTGACTAAAGAATATCAGCGTAGAGGCGGCACTTATGCCTAAACCAAATCAGAGCCGTAAGCGGGTGACCAAAAAGAAACCTTCTGGCGGATTAACTAAATGGTTTAACGAGGAGTGGGTAGACGTAAAGACAGGTAAACCCTGTGGACGTAAGTCTGCAAAGAAAAGCAAACGTCCCTACCCTTCTTGCCGTCCTAAAGCAGTTGCAGCTAAGATGACTAAAGCTGAAAAGGCTTCTTCTGCACGACGCAAGACAGGACCAAAGCGTGTAGCTCATTCTGTTACAGCTTCAGGTAAACGTAGAAAGTCCACAAGAAATGCTTGACATTTGTTTAAAAGTGTGCTATAATAAAACTATAGTTAACAACATTAGAGAAACCAATGACACCTGAGCTTGAAACTTATTTTGACAACTACAACGAACTCTTCAATCACGAAGGTTTCAAACAACTCATGCAAGAACTTTCTACTAACGCAACTCAATTAGCAGATATACAGACTGTAAAAGACGTAGAAGATCTCTTCTTTCGTAAAGGTCAAGTAGCTGCTTTCGCTACAGTAATTAATCTACAGGGTACTATAGAAGCTGCCAGAGAGCAAGCTGAAGTAGAAGAAGAAGGCCCAGTAGATGTATAAAATCTATGACTTCCGTTGTACTAACGGACATGTCTTTGAAGAAATGGTAGAGTCAGGTACTACAACCAGTAGGTGCGGTTGTGGTGCCAACGCTACAAAAATGGTATCTGCCCCGTCTTTTCACCTTGACGGTTCTACTGGGGACTTCCCCGGTCAGCACATGAAATGGGTACGAGAACACGAAAAAGCAGGTAAAAAGAAGTCTCCACAATGATTATAATCACGGAGTTTAATTATGTCAAGAGCAACAATGATTGATCCACAACCTGAAGAGGAAAACGTGGACGCCATTGAAAACGAAGAAGAAGAGACTCAACAAGAACAAGTTGAACAACCTCAAGAAAAACTCACAGTTCCAGAGAAGTACCAAAATAAATCTCTAGAAGAAGTTGTACAGATGCACCAAGAGGCTGAAAAGCTTTTAGGTCGTCAGTCTTCTGAAGTGGGAGAACTTCGTAAAGTCGTAGACGATTACATTTCTAATCAAACTACGGCACCACCAGCACCTCAACAGCAACACGTTGAGCCTGAAGACGATATAGATTATTTTACAGACCCGCAAGGTGCTGTTAATCGTGCAATTGAGAACCACCCTAGTGTTAAAGAAGCTAGGCAGTACAACGACGAATACAAAAAACAGTCTTCGTTGTCCGTACTAAATAGTAAACATCCAGATATGCAACAGATCCTTGGTGACCCTAAGTTTGCAGAATGGATAAAATCTTCTAAGATTAGGACTCAATTGTTTGTACAAGCTGACCAACAGTATGATGCTGACGCCGCTGACGAACTCTTCTCACTCTGGAAAGAACGGAAGACAGTAACTCAGCAAACCGCCGCAGTTGAAAAACAGGCACGTAAGCAACAACTTAAGGCAGCAAGTACAGGCAACGCACGAGGCAGTGCAGAGGGATCACGTAAAAAAGTATATCGTAGGGCCGACTTAATTAAACTTATGAAAACAGACCCTGAGCGATACCAAGCCTTGTCAGGAGAAATACTGACGGCGTACGCAGAGGGTCGAGTCAAATAATCTAGGAGATTGACATGGCTACTGCAACATATCCCGGCGCAGGCGGTAATACTGCGAAAACTGAAGCGGCAACGTTTATTCCAGAAATCTGGAGTGACGAGATTATTGCTGCTTATCAAAAGAACCTGAAGATGGCTCCGCTTGTTAAAAAGCTTGCTATGTCAGGTAAGAAAGGCGACAAGCTTCACATTCCAAAGCCAACTCGTGGCGATGCAAATGCTAAGGCTGCTGATACTGCAGTTACTATCATTGCAAACACTGAGAGCGAATTGACTGTTGACATCGACCGTCACTTCGAATACTCACGTTTGATCGAAGACATCGTAGAAGTACAGGCACTTTCTAGCC